ATGAAAACATTATTAATCAAAACAACAATCCTTCCAAGTGGTGAGCGTATCACTTGGGAGGATGGAATGCCAGTTCATAAGACCAGGGAAGTACATTCTGACCAGTTTAATCAATGGCATTTTTATATCCAAAACGAAAATATTAAAATGCGAATGTGGGGTAAAATCATTAATCGGATTAAACTTGGTGCAGTATGTCACCAGGAAGGTCAGGAATCAGCTTTAAAGTTAGCAAAGGAAATTTTGAAATGATGCACTTTCACGAAGATCCTAACCCCGAATCAAACAGAGCCTTTTGGTTCTTAATGTTTGGCCTTATCTTACTTGCTATGTTTTTCGTTATTGAAATTTTTGTGAGGTTTTATTTGCAGGTAACATAATAATTTTTTAATTTAGATACACCGACTGGAAGCGGTATTAAAAACATCTTAAGAGCCTTATTTCGGGGGCGGATCTTCCAGTCCAAACCCGGTATAAGGCATTTTTATTTATAATGAGTACAGAAACAAAAAAACCAAATCTACCTGCAATAGTAAAAGATTTGGGACTATCCGTAAAGATGGATAGTTTAAACACCTTACTGAGCAGTACACCGCCGCAATCTTGGTTATCCGTTCACAAAGGTATTACCTACCAGCCTATTGATCGGGTAAAAAACAGCCTAATTACTATTTTTCAAGATTATGACTGGAGCATTAAAAATGTTCAAATTATGGCTAATTCTGTTTTAGTTTTTGGAACGCTATCGGTTATCAATCCGATCACCGGGCGCACTCGTAACGTAGATGGAGTAGGGGCGTGGCCTATACAGTTAAAGTCAGGTTCTACACCAATGCAGATTGAAAACATTATTCAAGATGCAATTCAAAAGAACGCCCCGGCTGCCGAAAGCTTAGCACTTAAGAACGCTGCATCTAAGCTGGGTAAAATCTTTACCGATGGCGGTTCTGATGTCGAGTTTAACGGAATGTACTCTAAGGATGTACCAATGGATGACATTAAAGCCTCACAATCATGATTATCACCGGACAACAAAACGAAAACCAACGTACCCCTGAATGGCTAAAGTCACGTATGGGGCGTTTCTCTTGCAGTCAACTGCACAGACTAATGACCGAACCAAAAGCAAAAGCCGATAAGGAAGCTGGCAAATTATCGGATGGCGCAATTACTTATGTGATGGAGTGCATTGCTGAAAAGCTAACTGGCAAACCAGCCAAAGAAGATTTTACAAGCAAGTACACCGATTGGGGCGTAATGCATGAACCTATCGCTATTGGTATTTACGAGGAAGTGTTTCAAACCAAAGTTACGCAATCGGGTTACATTCCGCATGGTGAGAACTTCGGCGGTTCGCCTGATGGCTTGGTAGATGAGGCAGGAGGCATTGAAATCAAATGCCCCTATACAATTACTGCGCATTTGGTTCACTCGCTTACAACTGATCTAAAAGCGGATTATAAAGAGTGCTACTGGCAAATTATTGGTTACATGATTATTACCGAACGCAAGTGGTTCGATTTTATATCTTATCATCCCGAGTATCCGGGCAAATATCAATTCAAGCGGATTCGTTTAGAACGTGCAAACGTACTGCAAGACATTGAACTTGCTCAGGATAAAATTAACAAATCAACGCAATATTTAAACCTCATACTAAATTCAATCTAATGGGAAAACCAATGCAAGGCTCAATATGTTTGAGCGATCTCGCAGATGCTTACAAAGCTGGGCACTCCGCATTTAACAAGTCTGAAAAGAACGGCAAAGTCTACGCTAACATTGCAGTATGGATGAACGATCAACCTGATCAATATGGGAACATTCTATCATTGCAGCTAAATTCTAAAAAGGATGCGACTGATGAAAAGGTTTATTTCGGAAATGCAAAAATGCCTGATGGGGTAAAACCTCAATCAGCACAAACACCAAAAGCAAAGGATGATGATCTCCCCTTTTAACCAATCCTCCCTGCCATTGAATATCTCTGGCAGGGGTAAACGATACGGCACTCGACATACAAAAGAAGTCATAGGTTTAGCATTAGAGTATTGCATTGGTAATAATATACCTCCTACCGAAGCTGGCAGATTGCTTAACTTACCAATGTCAACCGTTGCTGATTGGATGACAAAATACTGGTTTTACAAAAAATTAGATAACCCAATAATCTTAACCTTAAAATCCAATGTTTAATCACCTACATCACCGAATATTGATGGACTTTTTTAGAAAGAGATCATTGATGAAGTACAAGATTGAGGATATTTGTGAAGCAATTTTAAATTATTATGACTTATGACATACGAAGATTTTATAGCGCAAAAAAAGCATAGCTACGGAGAATTTGGTTTTGAAGCAAAATACACTCCAGATATTGCTTTTGACTTTCAGAAACACGTAATTAAAAAAGCAATACGAAAAGGTCGCGTAGCTTGTTTTCTTGATACTGGACTTGGTAAGACTTTAATTCAGTTAGCTATTGCAAACAACATTATTTTACATACCAATAAAAGGGTATTAATTTTAACACCTTTGGCAGTAGCTTTTCAGTTTTTAATTGAAGCCGATAAAATTGGGATTGATGATATTGAATATTGCAAGGATGGAAAGTTTACTAAAAAAATAGTCATTTGCAATTATGAGCGGTTACATTATTTTGATACAAAAGACTTTGAATGTGTTATTCTTGATGAAAGTTCAATATTGAAAAATTTTGAGGGTAAAATTAAAGCTGAGGTAACTGCATTTATTAAGAAAACGCCTTATCGGTTTTTGTCAACTGCAACGCCTTCCCCTAATGATTTTATTGAATTAGGTACAAGTTCTGAGGTTTTAGGTTATATGGGTTATATGGATATGCTTGGAAAGTTTTTTAAGAACAATCAAAATAGCGTAGATAGTAATAACCGGAATATTGGAGAAAAATTCTATTTAAAACCTCATGCCGAAAAGGATTTTTTTTCATGGGTTAATCAATGGTCAATAATGGCAAAGATGCCATCCGATTTAGGCTTTTCTGATAAGGATTATATTTTACCGGAATTGATTACTCAAAAGCACTTTGTAAAAAATCAGTCACTAATTGACATTAATGGTCAAATACAAATGTTTACCCCGATGGCTAAATCAATGACAGAGGTAAGGCACGAACAAAAGCAAACTGAAATAAAAAGGTGCGAAAAGGCTATTGAATTAGCCGAGGGTAAAACCTCTGTCTATTGGTGCAACACTAATCTTGAAAGCGGTTATCTTAAATCAATGGATAAGGATGCAGTTGAAATAATCGGATCTCAAACTATTGACCGAAAAGAAGAAATTTTATTAGCTTTTGCAAATGGTGAAATAAAGCGATTAATTACTAAAGCTAAAATGACATCAATGGGGTTAAATTGGCAACATTGCAATCATTCTGTATTTTTTCCGACCTGGAGTTATGAGCAATATTATCAGGCTATTCGTAGGTTTTGGAGATTTGGCCAAAAGAACCCGGTCAATATTGATTTAGTTATCTCAGATGGTCAAACAAGAGTATTAGAAGCTATTGAACAGAAAACACAAAAGGCAATCGAATTGCATAAAAATCTAACTGAAAACGTGAACGGAGTATTTACAAACAAAATTAAAGAATTTAATAAACCAGTAATAAAACCTAACTTCTTATGAGTACCGTAAAAGACCAAATAATAACAGAAAATTATGCAATCTATAATTCTGATTGTATGCTTGTAATGCCTACACTTGCAAATGAATCAATAGATTTATCGGTTTATAGTCCTCCATTTGCAGGACTTTATAATTATTCAAGTTCTGAAAATGACTTTTCAAATTGTGAAAGTAAAGAGCAATTTTTAGATCAGTACGAATTTCTAATTAGTGAAATTGCAAGGGTAACAAAACCCGGCAGAATATCAGCGGTGCATGTTACCGATGTATTTGATAATACTTGCAGACTTTGGGATTTTCCACACGAGGTAATTAAATTACATGAAAAATACGGATTTGAATATCGTAACCGCATAACCATTTGGAAAGAACCTTTAAAGGTCAGAATGAGAACAATGGTTCAATCTTTAATGCATAAATTTATTGTAGAAGATAGCACAAAATGCTTTACTGCAATGCCAGATTATGTTTTAGTATTTACTAAAAAAGGCGAAAACAAAGTTCCGGTAGTTCATCCCTTTGGTATTAATCATTATGCTGGGGAAACACCTATTTTACCAAACATTTTAAGAGCATGGAATAATGCAAATGATTCTAACCTAAATGAAGATCAGCTATGGCAAAGATTAAATTTGATTAATGAACATGATAAAATTACAAAGCTTAATCATTATATCTGGCAACGTTACGCTTCATCTGTTTGGGATGATATTCGAATTGATAATGTATTGCCTTTTAGGGATAGCAAAGAAGATGACGACGAAAAACACGTTCACCCTTTGCAGCTTGATGTAATTGATAGATTAGTTGAATTATATTCTAATCCAGGCGAAATAGTTTTAACGCCATTTATGGGAGTAGGTAGTGAGGTTTATAGTCCGGTATCAATGGGTAGAAAAGCAATAGGTATTGAATTAAAAGACAGTTACTATAAACAAGCTATACAAAACATGAAAGTAGTTAAAAGTAGATTTGATAATCACAAAGCAGAAACCTTATTTTAATGTCTCGCAAACTAATTAAAACCAACGGCCTGGGCGATGCAATTGAACACCCAAAAGTTCAAACCTACAAAGCAAAGCCAAAGCCGTACAAAGAACCTGATTTCTTGCGAAATTACAGATTAGCAAGGGAAAGGTTCTTTTGGAAAAAATACCCAGAGCAAAGGGCGGATATTGAGGAAAAA